AGTGGTATATTTGGCTTCCAGTCTCCAGCTCCGCCCCTTAAAAATATTCTAGACCTTTTTAGCCAAGGCTTCTCGTAATAAGCAATTGCATCTGGAGTTCCATATTCTAAAGCATTCTGAATAATTTCTTCATTATTATACCAATCATTTTTTTTCTTGCTATATCTTTCTGCATGAGCAGCAAAAAGTATATCGCCATCTTTTATTAAAGACACCGATGCGTCATGTGAAGTTTCATTTATACCTAATATTATAATTTTTTTGACCTTTCAATAAAAGATTCGGCTATGTGTCTATGCTTGTGCACACCCCAGTGTCCTTCCCATTCAGATATTTCTACATCTTTTCCCCAATAAAAATACTCAGGGTATTTTTCTTTTAAATCTAGGTGGCAGATGTCTTCTGAATCAGAAAAAACTTTTGAGTGATTGTAGCTATCATTTGAATCTGAAAAAACATTATACGGAACATATCTTTCGGAAACCCTAGATCCACCAGGATTCTCAACAGTTTGGGTATCAGCTTCAAATATTTTTGCTGCCCAGCTTTCAACATCTAGCTCAACAAAAGAGTCGTACTTTAAAAAATCTTTTTGTATTTTTAAAATAGTTTTGTATACTTTTGGTTCCCATACTGACCATAAAAATTTTATACCCAAGTCTTTGCAGTACTGCTCTAGTATTAATATTTTTTTTATAGAATTAAATATAGAAAGCTCTATTCCTAAAACATCATTAATTTGGTAAGGCTTTCTAGAGTATGATGGCTTTAAATCAATATCCTGATTCTTAGAAAAATGTGCATCAACAATAAATATCTGTCCATCAGTAGGCATTCCAAAGTAACTGAACTCGCTAACATTTATATTTGGATTAATTGGGAATCGCATTCTTGTAAAATCGGGGAATAGGCAAAATATAAACTTTGGCTTCTTATACAATTTTAGATAAGAAAAAACAGAATCTACAATCCAGTCTGAGCTTACGCCTGGCTTTCCTAAATTAGCATATGAGAGACCTAACTCATTTGCCAAAGATACGCCCCATATACATTCTTCTGGTACGCCTAAGCCAAATGTGTAGGAGCACCCAGCTAATAATAAATCTGCATCATTAAATTCTGGAGAACGAAAATCTAAAGAATTATAAGAGTACTCTGTAAACCTATCCATGACTAATTCTTTTCCTTTATAAGGCCTTGTAAAACCCTGCTTCTTTAAATTAGATCTTTTTTCAATAGACATTCCAGTTTTATTTAAATCCTCAATATTGTTATAAAAAATATCACGGATTGTTTCTTCAGATATTTTATAGTTTTTATTTTTCTTTTCTGGATAAAGAATGGCATCATAAAAGTCATTACCGCCACTGCTTTTATTAAGCATTACTTATTGTTCTTTCTACAATTTGCTGAACATATTCTGAAAAATGCTTTCTTATGTTACCAGAAGGTCTACTTCCTAAAGAAATCCATATTCTTTTATACTCCATTATATTTGCAAACGTGGTGGGACAAACCACAATATCGTGGTACTCTTTAAGCACAGTTGGCAGAGGCACGTGCTTGCCGCAACACTTGCATTCTTTAGCTTTTTCTTGGTACGTACTCATATTATTAACATCCTATCCATTGATTCTTTTAATTCTTGTGGCATTCGTGGTGCCCTTATCATATTTTGAGCATACTCTATCTCTTCACTATCTCGATCATTTAGCATTGAGCTATAAGTATGAATATCTATTTCTTGATTATTTTCAAATCTTGTTCTGCTTATTGCATTGTATATTGATCCACATACAGCATCAGCTAAGTCTTTTGACCCTTTTCTTGGGTGATCAACTCTATCACGCATAATCTTTAGCTGAAGTAATTCATCTATTAAAAGAGGAATTCTGGGGCCAAGAAGTCTTTCTTCTAGTACTATCATAGCCATATCGTCGTAGTGTTTTTTTGCGACAGACAAAATTTCAGTGTTAATTCCATACTGCTTTAGCTGTTGCATCATGTCGTGAGAGTTCCATCGGTCAAATGTACAAACACGTATCTTAAATCCCATAGTTCTTAATGCTAAAATATAATCTTTAACCTCAGTAAAGTCTACAGACTTATCTGCTGTTGGAGTCCAATACCTTACTGCATCCACCTCAACTATTGGTGCTGGCTGAGAATATTCATTTGTTATTTTTATGTTAACCCATTTTTGCACATGAGCCAAAGACACTGCACAGTGGTCATGCTTTTGTGCTAAGTCGACATGTATAAAATATTCTTTATCTGGGTCTGGTGCAAACCAGTTTTCAAATCTACCAAAGCCGTCTATGGCAATTGCAGTATTTCTAAATGCCGATTCTATTTTTTCTCTTGACTTAAAGAATGCATCTATTGCTTCTGCTGGCATGCAAGCAAATCTTCCTAGTGCATCAGATGGATTCTTATAGAATGCAACCTTAAAGTCTTCTATTTTTCTAACTGGATTAACATCCCATGTTGGTCTTTTAAGAGCATACATCTTTGGATACTTATAAGATATTATATGATCTTCTTCCCACTCTACGTCAAACTCATTCCCAGCTGTTCCATCTGGAAGATCGTCGTCTAATTTAAAATGATGTGTTCTAACAACAACTTCTTTTTCAGCAACTACGTCGTCATATCTTTGCTGAATATAATCATTTTTATAACGTGGAAATGAAAGTAGAATTACTTTGCCAAAGTCTGGGAATCTTGAGTCTACTGATGCCCTGTACATATCATAGATTGCTGATCCAGTCTTTGCTTGCTCGTGACCAGTTGTATTTTCTATAGCAAAGCCAGAAATTTCATCAAGAATAATTACAATAACATTGTATCCTTCCCATGCCTCTCTTTCAGAGTGACCTGAGTGTACTGTGATAGCTTTATCAAACTTAATTTCAGAAGCCTTTGGGTCGTACTTTCCTGTAAACCACGGCGACTTATCTATTCGTGTTTTAAAACCTTTAAAGAAAACATTATTTGCCTGCTGAGAGTTAATTGCAATATTAATAATATCAATTGAGTCTCCAGGAGGCTTTCCATAATAAGTTGCTGGATCTTTTAGACACAATAGTAAATATACTATATAGGAAACTGCAATTGTGGAGCAGTAATCTTTTCCAGATCCCTTTCCTAATTGTGCAACGACTTCATTAGCCGTTTGCTTAAACATTCTTTTGCCTTCTTGTTCGCCAAAAAGCTTAATGAGAGTTGACTCTTTATATATCTGGGAACTTTTTTCAATTAGAGTGTACTGATATTCAGAAAGTGGTGGTAGCCCTAAATAGTTTGGGCTCTGCACAAATGTTCTTAAATCGACTGGCTTTTCTTCAAACTCTTCGCCATCAAGTATGTCAATTAAATCATTAAAATCAAATTCCACTTGCATCCTCTATGACTACTGCTTCAACTATTCCAGTAATTTGAGACAATCTTTTTGCAACATCCATCTTACATTTAGGGCAAGTAGAGGTAACCTCTTTTAATATCTTTACCAAAACCTCTTGCTTACGTTCTGCTTCTGCAATTTGTGAAGCCAATTCATTATTTTCAAGTACGCCGACATCTTGAAGCATGCCTATTCTTTTGCCCTCAATGTCCGCTATAAGCTTTAATGCGCCAGCCTTAACATTTAGTTGACCAGACTGGTCTGCGTCCTCTACGGTCTTCCAGGCCTCTTTAATGAGCATTGCATAGTGTTGGTCGGCACCTGAGATGGCTTCCTTAGCACGGTCTCTAAGGCTGCTATCATTATGAACAACGCTCTTCCACTCATCAATAAACTCAACAACCTCTTTACGAGAAAATCCAGTTATAGAAGCAATCTGGGTAGCACTATTACCCTTTAGCAGTTCTTCAACCACCTTGTTCATTCTATCAAAATGTTGTGCGAGTTCTATTTCAGCCATAGTTTAATTATACTTCTAGTTGACTGAAATAGCAAGTTTCTTAGCAATTTTAAGTAAGATTAAATAACCAATCATATCGTCAATATCATTATCTCCTGCAAATCCTGAGCCGTTCTTGATCCTATTAATCTTGTCATCAATTCTGATCTTAATCTGCTCCTGATTATCTGCTTGAGAAAATATACGAATAGGACTTAATGCTGAGTCTCCATAAGATATATTCTTTTTAATTAGCATCTCTGCAATATCAAGACATTCTCTAATTATTTTATGTCCAGAAGGTGCATCAGTTGCAATTAATTGCAAATCTGTTACCCAAGACTGATAGCTATCTTTATTAGGATAATCTGTTCCCGCCATTATTCCATCTCCTTATATAATTGTTTAAGACCTTTTAGTGTTCCTATATCCATATACTTTCCACCTGGCCTTACAGCCCTAACATCTAGACTCATGTCAATCCATTCCTGTATTTGTTTTCCTGGATGCTCTAAGTCTGGATCAATATATCTTACCAAATTTTTACGAAATAGCATAGTGCCCCACATATTTGAATAGTCACAATTATTTGTTTTATCCATAGAAGAAACAACCTTATCTCCAGATAACAATACTTGCCCAACTCTGCCCTTTAATTCTTCACTGCATTCCCATACACCCAAAACAAGGTCTCCAGAGACCTTATTCATTTCTTTATAAATATTATTTTGTGTTCCATGAATGTATGTGTCTGGCATTCCAACTAAGACGGTATCGTTATAATCTCCTACCATAAATTTTACAGCGTCTGACATAGTTGATGGCTCACGAACTATCAACTTAATATTCATATCCATATTCTGAATAATTGGAACCCATTCAGCTCTCGTTGAAACTCTAACCTCGTCACAAACTTCTAGCATTTGCTCAACGTGCCATTGTAAAAGAGATCTTTCATCTGAAATAGGCAGGCAAAACTTGGGTATGCCGCCTACACGTGAAGCTTTTCCTGACGCAGGTAAAATTCCTATTGTTGACATCACTTCTCCCACTCATGAGGATTGAATCCATTAGGGTATGACTCATTAACCATTGGATCCTTTTTCCATGCAATCCATCCAGCTTCTCTATCATCACCCCAATACAAATGAACTACATCTCTATCGAGTAAACGCCTTGCTTCTTCGCCATTTAATATCTTTACGTTATTATTTTTTAACCAGTCCATCTCCATGAGCTCTGGCGCCCAGTCATTTAAATGCTTTTGATAAGGCTCAACACCAAGCTCTTTATATATAGCGTCAGTGAACATTTGAACGTCTGTGTAGTAATGTACCATATGGTTATGCTTGATAATACCGCTTGCACATCTTTCAACGCATAGATCAATTGCTGCCTTCATTATTGGACTACCAGCTTTTGCAGCAATCACTTGTGTGGCAAGCCATGGGGTGTCTCTCTCTATATCTAAAAGCACATCATTTTCTTCGCTTAGCCAATCTGAAATTGGTGACTTGCAGTGTGTATCCATATCTGCATAGACTCCGCCATTGATATAAAGAATTGCAAATCTCCACATGCCAGCCTTCATGACACCTAAAGGTAAATTAATATAAGTGTTATATACTTCTTCAGAAAAGTTTTCTTTAAAAAAAGATTCTCTATCTGGCCCACTCATGTATCCGTGTTGCCAATCTGGATTATTATGCTTCCAGGTATTTATACTATCTTTTGCATAAGATGGCAAATCTTCATATGATGTTTCATATGTCTGCCAAATAATTTTTTGAATGCTCATCTTTTTTTAATTAATCCAAACTGCTCTAGGTATCTTTGTATGGTCATAGCAGATACTTGACACTCTTTTCCTATTTCTGTTACTGTTTTCTTTTGAACCACATATCTTCTATATAGCCATTCTTTACTTTGATATAGTTTCATCGCTCCGTCAAAACCTTATTTGCATAGTGTGCAATTCCAAATGAATCTGCAACATCAAAATCATCTAAAGAAAGGTCATATTTATTATTAAAATAATCTACAGTCCTTTGCTTACGCATATTCCTTATTTTATTTTTATACCAGGAATCAGCATATCCTGGGTTAAGCAATCTTATAGAAGCCTTTTCCTCTTTCGTAGGGTTCTTGTTTCCAATATACGCCTGCCAAGACGTTGGAGAAATAGTAATAACACTAGCACCCGTAGACATAAGTTCAGCAATGACAACGCCATATACATAAGACAATTTTATCACAGCATCTGGTGATCTGACAAGAATAGCCCCTTCTACAACAATATAATCAGACTTTAATTCATCTAGCATCATGGCCATTTTTCTTTTAGCATCATATATTTTTTCATATATATCAATTCCTTCAAGGTTGACCTTACCCCATTTAAGAGGAACATCATTTTCCATTAAACAAAATGCTATGGAATTAGTTGATGCATCTATGCCTAAAACTCTATTTGCTTGGGTCTTCTTTAAACTAGCTAATGTCATCAATCATTCCTAGCAATCTGGATCTTGATGAATCACTATTCTTTTTTTCACAACCAGAGCAAACAGAGCCTTGATTATATCTACTTAGTCTAACTCCGCATTTGCAAGCTCGATAAGCACCATTTCGTATAGACTTTTTTTCATAATACTTCTCCATTATTCTTCTATTTGTTGCAATTCTGCAACACTCATCTGTGCAGTATTTTTGGTTGTGTGTCTTTGCTTCAAATTCTTTTGAGCATTCTTTATTATGACATATCATAAAGAAGGAACCTTAAATAATTCAATCTGAACTTCACCAACTGGTGTTTCTTTACTATAGCATTCCTTTTTAATTGGGCAGTATGTACATGGCATTTTAGATTTAGTTGATCCTGCTGGGCGCATTGGTAAGCCACCATCCTGGAAGTTATCCCAGACTTCCTGCATCCATAAAAATGTATCTTCAATTATCTTTTTGTTTTTATCATTCATAGAGATTGGTATTACAAGTATTTCCTGAGTGTTTTTATTCTCGTAAAGAAAGAATCCTTCTTTTGCATCCTTAAGCTTCATGTATGTCAGAAGTTGTAGTATGTGATTTGCAGATGGCTTCATCTCGGCCTGCCTTGTATCCCATACTTCTTGCTTTGCCGTTTTAATTTCGCCTATTACCGTCTCACCATCATACTCCATAATTAAATCTATAAATCCACGAATTGGAGGATACTCGTTAATTATTTCTTCTTCTTCTGCCCTGAATTCTGGCATAGTGGCAATTAGCTTTTGCAATCTTTCATGAGCCTGTGTTCCTTGTGCCATATTTGCAACAGCAACTGCATCATTATTATCAATGAACATGGCACCACTAAAAGCCATGTACCAATATCTTGGGCATGTTCCGTGTCCGTATCCCAATGAGCTTGGACTAAACGACTTCTTTGTCATGTCGCCATCTGCACGCTTTGTATTTCTGTAAGACTCATCAAGTAGCTCGGCAAATCTTTCTGGATCAAAATACTTTCCAGTATGCTTTTTAAACTTAAGGTTCTTTACTATATCTCTACCCATTATGAGTTATACCTAACGACATACTTAAGTGCATCTACAAGTTTGTCTATGGACTCCTTTAGTGAATAATATACATTTTTCTTATTATTGTTTTCAGTGCCAGCTTTATCTTTTGCAATTGTTGAATAGTATGAAGCCATCACAGCAAACTTAGTTGACATTGCTTGAAGCTCCATAATAAGCATTGGAGATTTTGCTGAAGGAACATCTGGATTCATTAAAAGCTTTACAACAATAGCCAGAGCCTTGTCTAAGTGCTCATCCTTCATGAACTCATGAAGGTCATTAAACTCAGTTATATTGCTAATAAGTTCTAATGTATTTTTATCTTCTGCCATCTTTTGTTCCTTTGTTAATTTTATCAATAAAAAGTCCTATTGAGTAACCTAATGCTAATCTTATCATAAACTTTAAAAAATAGATATAGTTTAAAATGTTAATCTCCATACGCCGTCACATTTAATACCGAAGGCCTGAACAGTTATTCTTTGATCTCCGTCTTCTATATCTATTCCATGAGATATAGCATGAACAACTTTACTGTCCATGTGCAACATATCTCCAACAGAATACTCTACTAATTCTGGAGTATAGTTTGATACATGGTCTTCCATAAAACTTTTGTTGTAGTCTTTATTTTTAAACTCTATTTGCTTTATATAATCAGAATAAGAATTGTTTGAGTAAATTCCTATATCTGGCTGGTCCCAAACTATCATGCCAGCACCGCCAGCTGGCAGACTTATTGATAAAGTAAGAGAGATATAATTGCTATGATCAACCTCTGAATATCTTGATAAAGTATGTCTTATTCTGCCAAAAGAGTTGTCTATGTGGACATTTACATTTTCTTTAAATAAATTATTGACAGTAAATCCATCTTTACCTCCATATATAAAAAATCCAGGGATAGGCGAATCATCTAAAAATTGAGCAGCACCATAAATATCGCTAACTTTATTTATTATAGCATTGTAAAGAAAATCAAAATTTTTGCTAAGTAGGTTATTATATAAAGCAACACTGGATAGGTACTCGTTGGATGGCGCCTCTCCGTTTTTAGGACCGTCTGCAAAAGCTGAAACTCCAAGGGTGTGCAGCTTCTGTCCAGCAATAGTTCTTTCTATCCAGTATTCTTTTAGAGAGTTTACTGTGCTGGAAATACTTTTACACTCTTCTTTACTTAATATATTAACTTTTCCATACAGTGGATCCATTACATTGTTCTGCCGTCTACGTAAGAATCATCCTCTGCTTTAATAAACACCTTAATTGCTGGTGCTGTTGGCATTAACTTTTTACCCTCAATATGTACTTCTCTATCTCTTTTACCTGCACTAACATCAATCTGTATGGCCTCTTCATTAATTCTATTCCACTCTTCGGCACCGTACTTTTCAACATTATCAAACCATTCCTTTGATCCTGGGTGATCCCATAATGCAAATACACGTACAAAAACTTTGTGGTTACCTTCCTTTACAGCAAGTGCTGAGTGGAAGTAGGGTTCTCCTGAAGGGAAAACTGTGAGGTCTCCAAACTTTGGCTTGTATGTTATAAGTTTATTATCAACTTCACTTAAAAATTGAAGGTCTCCACCCTCGTAATCATCGTTGACATACATTGTTATTGTAATAATTTGCTGAGTTCGTGGGCTTCCGTTTCTGTGCTCATGAGTATCTGTATGGAAACCAATTGCAAAATCTTTTTCTGGCTTGTTATCATGCCTTAATATCTCAATAACACTGTAGAACATCCTTGTTGCCTTATCATTGTTAATGTTCCAATTATCAATATACTCAGGCCAGTATCCTGAATCTGACCATTCATCAATATAGTCTTTAAAGACTTCTCCAAATACCTGGTAAAGCTTTTCTCTGAAGTCATATAAGAATATAAGGTTTTCGTCTTCTAGGCCTTCTGGCTTTTTTGTAAAATTAAAAAAAGTTTTCTTGCCAAACGTATGCCATGGGACCCAATTGTTTAATGGACTATCCTTTTGCTCTTCTAGTGGAAGAACGCCATGATCATCTTTTCTCATTGACTCTTCTTCATTTGTTATTTCTATTCCAGAAATATCTGTATCATACATCTGTAGTAATGAGTAGAATCTCTGAAGCTCTTCTTTACTAAACAAATCTTTATAAACTACAACTTGTGGCATTACTGTATATTTTTTCATTGATTTTCCTCCCAGAAATTTATTAATTCTTCTAAAACTGACCACTCTATTATACCAAGCCTTACTTTAGACTGTTCGCCAAGTATTACTTTTAGGGCTGGGTGCATGTCTCTATTTACCTTAAACGTATCAGTGCAAATCTTTGCCCATACGTCTTTATTTAAAGCAAAGGATCTTGAAGCCTCTTTATAGTCTACTAAGAACTGATTCCATTGGGCATCACCTTTTTGATAATCCCCACGTCCGCTATTTTTTTGAGCTTTTGCCCCATCACGTTTTACCTCTGCTCTTTCTGACATTATCCAACCTGTATTGAATTCTCATGCCCATCGCTGCATTTCCATGTCAGCAAAAGTTTTTTTGAGTCCCATAGAGCACCGTCAACATTTAGATCACACTTAGAGCATGGCCTAATCCCATCCAGACTCTCAATCTCTGTGTTATCTGGAACAAATTGTTTGTCTGGCTTATTTAAAAACTCATTAAGATTTGGCATTTATTTCCTTAATTAATTTTTCTACCACATCTGGGTTTTCTCTAAGATAAGCGACAGCTTTTGCTCTACCCTGGAATCTTTCCTCATTAATGGTATACCATGCACCACCCTTTTCAATTATTCCACACATCTCTGCAACATCTAGGGTTTCTCCGACCTGATCTACACCCAAAGACTCGCCTTGGTAATAAAAATCATACTGACCTGAAAGATTTGGTGGACCCAACTTATTGTAATCTATAATCCAATTTACTGGCCTACCTACTCTTTGCTCAATAATTTTATCTCCAACTTTAACGCCTGACTTAATAGCATTAGCCTCAGCTTCGCTAGACCAAAGTTTAATGACAGTAGAGGAGAAAAATTTAACCGCCATGCCGCCCGTAGGGATATGGCTTGCATGCATGCTGCCAAACTGATTGCGCTGCTGAGAAATAAGAACGAGTAGCGTATTTTTATTTGCGTAATTAAGCATCTTAACTGCATGAGTCATGTCCTTTGCTTCTGCACCGATTTGCTTAGTATCCTGCAAATCTTTCATTTCATTGCCGTCTTTTTCAAAATAGATCGCTGGGAGAAGTGCAGAAATAGAATCAACAACAATTATATCTACGCCAGCATTCATAAGCTTTGTTGCAACATCAACCATATCATTTACTGTTTTTGCTGGAGAGTGTATTAATGACTTTGAGTCTACTCCCAAAGACTCTGCCCAGTCTGGATCATATGAATCTTCAGAGTCAATCCAAGCACAAGTCTTTCCTTCTTTTTGAGCAAGTGCAATCATTTGTAAACAAAATGAAGACTTTCCAGCAGATTTATTTCCCCATATAAGGGTTTGTCTTCCGTAGCCAAGGCCTCCCTTTAATGACATGTTAAGGCCAATGCTTGGGGTTTTCTGTCTATCTACTTTAACATTTTGTGCTGATTGAACTCTTGCTCTAGTTTTTGGATCTAGTTTTGCTAGTATATCGTCTATCAAAATTGTCATATTAACCTTCTCTTTGTATCAGTATATCATTAAAATAAATTGCCGTGAAGTCTTGGTCTGTTAGAATTTATATCCATCTTCTTAAATAGCTGTTCGTCTAAGCTTGTATCTATTAGTCCGCCGTTCATCATTGCTGCATATAAATCTAAAAGACGAATAATTACATCAGCCATTTCTTCTACAATCTTTTCAGACCCATGATTTTTTCGAATAGCCTCTAAAACTTCAGTTACTTCGGAATGAACTAAAGCAAGTTTGTTACCTAGCTTATCGTGATTTACTGGGCCTTCCCAAAAACCTTTTTCTATTGCTGTCTCGTGAAGTACAGCTGCCAAGGCATCGAGACCGTTGTCTGTAACCATGTATACGCCGTGATCACCATTATTCATTTGCTGCATTCTTTTCCTTAAGCTTAAACACAAATGTCTGTTCATCTGAATTATATTCAACCTCTAGCTCTTTATCTTCATTTGCTGAATCTAAAAAGGTTAGAACTGGTATTTTTATCTCTTTAATTGTTTCCATTATTGCAACCAAAACTTTACTAAGGCTCATTTCTTGAAACAGTTCTTCGGGGGTCTTACTTGTATCGTTAGTCATTTCTATCACTCCATTTTGATCTTATACAAACGTATCCAAATACGCCGTCGTCTTGCATGTTTCTTTCACCTTCTTCTTTTGAAACAATCTTCATTGTAATTTCGTCATTTTTATTTTCATAGTATTCAACTTGGACATAGCCTCCAGTTGATTTAATGTAATCCATATAGCCATCTTCATATGGCCAGTACTTTACATTCTCACGTATCTCATCATATTTAATAAGCATGTCAAACGACTCCCTTGGAATTTTAACTCCGTCAAGGCTTTTTAAAATCAAAGACAGCATGCTAGAACTATTAAATCTATCTTTTATAGATATTACTGTTTGAAGGGGGCTTTCGCTCACTGGTTACTCCACTTTGATCTAATAGGAATATATCCCATGTATTGTCCAGTCTGAATTAATCTTTCTCCCTCTTCTCTGGAAGCTAAATGAAAATAAAACGAATCGGTTTCTTGGTCAAATTTAACCATTACCGCCTCGCCATTTTCTTTTAAGTAATCAATAAATCCAGCCTCATACGGATACTGCTTAATATTCTTATCAACCATAGGATAGTCTAGCATCCCAAGAGCAGACTCTCTTGAAATATTTACCGTCTTCAGATGATTAAGTATTCCAGAAAGCATTGTTGAGCTATTTAATCTATGAAATATTTCAGTAGCAGAATCTTGTCGCTCTTCATAAATTTCTCTAGTTGTCTTTTCTGTCATTTTATTTCCTTTACATTTAATGTGCCATCATCTAATTTAGCTAGCACAACCTTACACTTCATTCCTTCACGCATTTTTGCAAGTGACATCTTATACATTGTTGGGAATGCAATAACTCGTGTTAATTCTTTTTCACCGTTAGATAATACTATATGGCTCATCATTTTACCAGCCTTAGTTTTATACGGAGTAAAGTTAATAACCATGTACTCATCTTCCTCTAAGTCATATTCTTTTCTATATAAATAATCTACAAAGAGGTCTGGGGCATCTGGACTAATATCTTTAACATTAACATATCTAGCAATGCGATTATCTCCAACTAATATAAAGTACATTTGGTTTGGCTCAATTTGAGTATCCTCATGATGGAATAATCCAACAGTGCCGCTTTCATCTACAAGCTCTACTCTTGCCCAGCCAGTTCCACGTTTAATGCTCTTAACCATTCCAAACATAACAAATGATCCAAGATCGTCGAAGTCCTCGATAGGCCTTGCCTGTGCTTTAATTCTTGGTGGTATTCCCTCTAAATTAAAAGTAGGTATGCCCAAATATTCATAGTAATTATCTTTCTCATTGCCACCTCTAGGATTATCAGTAAAAGCAGCACCACCAATTGCATTGAGTGCGGCAATTGCTCTACTATTAATTCCGCTTCCCTTTTTGGAAGCCTTATCAATAAAATCTGAGTAGTCAGCAAAAGGCCTCTTATCTAATATTTTGTTGGCAATGCTGTCTGAAATAAATTTAATTTCAGCTAAACCAAATATAATTGAATTATCTTTTAAAGAAAAGTATATGTCTGATTCATTTACATGTGGTAACTTAATTTTAAGACCTAAACGTTTGGCCTCAATTAAATATTCTGTTCTGGCGTCTTTATCATTTTCATTTTTAAGAATTGAAAACATGAACTCAAGAGGATAATAGGACTTAAGCCAAGCAGTATAATAACTAAGCATAGAGTAAGCAACAGCATGGGAGCGGTTAAAAGAATAACCAGCATGAGCCTCAAAGTCATGCCAAAGCTGCTCTGCTTTTTTCTGAGTAATTTGCTTTGAAGCCCCAGCAATAAACTGATCTTTGAATTGGTCAAATTCTTTTGCATCTTTTTTCTTTCCAATAATCTTGCGGACCTTATCAGCCTCTGACCAAGACATACCACCTAGGTATACACAGGCTTGCATAACCTGCTCCTGATATATAATAACACCATATGTATTCTCAGTAAACTCCTTCATAATCACATGGCTATAATCAACTGCCTCTTTACCGTGTTTGCGGTTAATGTATGCAGCACCCACTGTATTCATGGCTCCTGGACGAACTAAAGCATTTGATGCAACTAAGTCTTCAAACTTATCTACACCCATCTTCATTAAAAGATTTGTATATGGAGTTGCTTCCGCCTGAAAAACACCCTTGGTGTACCCTTCACTCAACATCTTATAAACTTTAGGGTCATCCATAGTAAGATCGGAAAGGTTGATGTCTTTACCAGATCTTTCCTTAATAGATTGAAGCGTATCTGAGATTACTGATAAAGTCTTAAGTCCTAGCGCATCTAGTTTAATAAGACCTATATCGGCAACCGTATCCATATCGTATGCGACGACTGGAATTCTTCCAGATACTTTATCTTGTGAATCTTCACGAGACTCAACTGGCGCATAGTTTCTTAAATCATCTTTTGCTACAACCACTCCAGCTGCGTGTACTCCAACTGATCTGATGCGGCCACGCAATCTTTCGGCAAGCCAGACTACCTCTGGGTACCTTGCTCTAAAATCTTTTGTATTCGGAGAATCCATAAAATCTTCGAAGGTGTCTACAGTTTTTAGTGCACGGTTTACTTCTTGAAGTGGAACCATGAATACACGAGCAGCATCACGAACAACACCCTTATCTTTAAAATAAGTGTAAGTTGAAATTGAAGCTACGTGCTTAAACTTTTTCTTTAGATATTCTTTAACTTCTTTTCTGCGACGGTCTTCAAAGTCGGTATCAATATCTGGAAAATCATTTCGCTCTGGATTAATGAATCGAAAGAAAAGTAAGTCATATTTAATTGGGTCAACATCTGTAATTCCTAATGAATAACAAACTAAAGATCCAGCAGCAGAACCACGTCCTGGCCCAACCTTAATATTATTTTCTTTAGCCCAATTAATCATATCGGCGATTACCAAGAAATATGAGGCGAAGTTCTTTGAGGCAATTACGGCTAGCTCTTCTTCTACACGAGCCACATAAATATCATCTGAAGCCTTCTGAAGCCTCTCTAAGCCCCGATAAGCCAACTCCCTAAGCTTCTCATCGGCATCTGTTTTTGGGACGGGCAGAAGGTCAAGATTTTGATTAAAGTCATAATCACTAACCTTATTAGCAATCTCCATAGTATTTTCATATATATCAGTACGGCTAATTCCAGCCTTATTAAAGTCAGATTCAATTTCTGAGCGTGACTGAATAAATAGATTATAATCTTGAAATGAAATTCTACGATCTGGATAAAGATAATTAAATCTATCTAACATATCCTTCATATTACGAGACATATCAAAGTCAGCATCTTTATCAAACTTAGGAGATGTGGATAGAATCAATAACGCTTCTTCTAATATTCTATCCTCTTCTTTAGCAAAGTGAGCATCTCCTGTCGCCACCGCCTTAATTTTTAATTCATCTGCTAATTTTAATAAGGTCGAGTTGATTTCATGGGGGTTATGTGATTGTACTTCCACGTAGAAATCTTCCATAAAGATTTGTTTAAAATCTTGAAGTATAAGCTTGGCTTCTGATAGTTCGCCCTTTTCGATGCATTTACTAATAAGTCCATTAAGACATCCACTAAGTACAATAATACCTTCCGCATATTCTTTTAAAACCTCTCTGTCAATTCTTGGCTTGTGATAAAATCCTTCGTTCCATGCAAGTTCCTGCAAAATATTTATATTCTCTAAGCCCTTTTTATTTTTAGCCAGAAGAATAATATGATTGTATGCTTGAATAGATTTATCTGTTTTAGAAGATCTATCAAATCTATCTGTTGGAGATATGTATGCTTCTACTCCAAGTATGGGTTTTATACCCAATTCTTTTGCAGCAATCTGCATATCTCTATGGGAAGATAAAGTTCCATGATCTGTAATTGCAATTGCTGTCTGACCCGCATCCAATGCTGCTTGGCATAGTTCTTTTGGAGAATTTAGTCCATCCATTAATGAATAATAAGAGTGGACATGCAAGTGTGTAAAACTCATTTAGTATCCGCCCTGACATTCATTTCTAGTATGATAAAGTCTAATCTTTGTCATAACCTTTTTATTTGGTGCATATAAATCTTCATTACAGCATAAGCAATTCATGTGCCACTCTTGTGCAAAGAAATCGTAGAGCATGCCTTTAAAATCTTTATACTTGTTTGACACAAATGTATCAAATGGGTCTGGTATCTCTAAGTTAATCATTTCCGCCGTTTTCTATTATGTACCAAAGGTGGGATTCGAACCCACGCTGTATAGATTTTAAGTCTACCGCCTCTACCGCTGGGCTACTCTGGCGTAAGAGGGCAGATTGCTCTGCCCTCCGCCAAATTATAACCAGTCTAGGCTACTGTTTGTTGATGAGTCAGAAGACTCTTGTCCAGCTTCTCCGTTAAAGAAAGCTTCCTGTTCCGTATAAGGCATATCACGAACAGCGGTTTCTTCAAGCTTATACAACTCTAATGAAGATGAGTCAAAGTCTGATTCATCTTTTGCTAAAGGAATGATAGTATAGCTTGTATCTGTCTTTGTGCCAGAACGTTTAATACGCCACATTAGGTTTGTAATGCTACCCATTTCTCCAGCGTATTCAATTAATGTTGGTGTTACTGTCTTTCCGCTAGAACCCTGTGAAAGAATTGCAACATAAGGTTCCTCTTTGCCATCGTCTACTAAAACATTAATGTAAAGTCGTGAACGACCTTTCCAACCTGCCTTGTAATCTTTGCGATGTTGTTCACAGCCATAGCACTTGCCCTGATCTTCCATTGAGCATAGCGCCTTGCGGCGATAGTCTTTAGGGTTTGTGTGTTCTACTGCAATAAAGCCAAGTCCATTCTTTTCATTGTAACTTGGTGAATCTGGATCAAGCTCCTGTAAGAAGCGAATCTTAACGCTTTCTGTATCTTCTAGCTTAACCCAACGTGCTTTAGTTCCTTCACCACCTGATGACTGTGGCTTATCCATTACTTTGTTTAGGTCTTTTAATCCCTTAACGATACCCATTTATATCCTCTTTTCATATAGTTGACAGTATATATCTGTCTGTATTGCTATTATATCATGGGTTCCAAGATCGATATTCGATATCGGAAACTGCGTTTTTTATACAAGCTTTTATCTCATCTTCTGACATATCGCCTGCATCTTTTGCTGCATGTGGATATATCTTACCATATTCATAAGAAGCCCACAAGATGTCTTTATTCTTTAATTTATTAGCAATGCTCATTCCTAATGCTCTTCCAGCTTCATCTGCATCAGTCATTATTGTTATTCGATTAAAATATCTATTTAAAAGGTGGTGCTGTTCATTTGAAATAAATCCTCCAAGGGTTGCCACCACATTTGGGAATCCAGCCTGATGAACACGAATAGCGTCAAAGCTGGACTCAACTACGACTACATGATCACCGATTTTTTTTGCTCTATGAACATTAAACAAAGTTTTGCTCTTTGGAAGATTTGTACTGTTCTTAAAGGACTTGCCTTCTATTGATCTACCAACAATTCCAATAGGCATTCCGTCTGGACTATGAACTGGAACTGTAACCATATCCATATTCTTTGAATATCCTAAATTAAAATATTTACCAGAAGTCATATTAATTCCTCTGGACTCAAAATACTTCTGTGCTTTCCATTCCGTAACTAAATCATCATTTAGTTTAACTAAAGTATCTTGTGAGAATTCCTCAAACACTGGTTTATCCTCTAGCATCTCCGCCATCAATTCATCAAAGTTATTAAGGGACTCTGTTTCCTTAGCGGCAATATACCTCATAGCCTCAAAGTCATTCTTGTTGAGAACTTTTTTGATTAACTCAATTAACGTTCCAGATTCACCGCAGGCAGGATTAAAACAAATAAAGGCGCCTTTATCACGACTTACGCTAAAGCTTGACGTATGTCTGTTTGAATGAAATGGACAATAGCATAGAAAATCGTTTGATGTTTCTCCAACTATATCTAGCCCTAAAGACTTTAAGATCGATTTGATATGGTTGGGCGCATATTGCGTGAGATCAGTTTTCCCTGAGACATTCCCTCTGATAGCCATGCCTTCTTCTTTCCTACGTAAACTCCATGCAAGGTCATTAAGAACTTCCATGTTTCTCCTGTGAATTCTACTGCAAAGGCTGGATCTATGTCAAGTACCCTTGCATATCCCTTGTCACGCATTTGATGCGTGAGCATGCTTTCATACTGATGCTTAATTTTAATAATTTCAGAATCATCTAAAAACTCAACATTAATTTGAAACCTTTTAATTTTTTTGTGAGTCATTTTGGAAAGGATTCTCATAAATCTCTTTGATGATACCTCTGTTGATATCCCAATCTAAGAAGACATTAAAGTCTTGTCCATGTCTATTTTTTCGGCTAACCACTTCAACCATATTTGTATTAGTGTATTTGTGAATTGCAATAGCCATATCTGCATCATACTCAATGGCTTTAGACCATGCAACCTGAGATAGCATAGGTGGAGCATCTTGATCTGTAATGTCGTCCATCGTTGCTGCGGTAATATCAATAACTGGAATTCCATTTGTCATTGCTAACATTTTAAACTCACGAGATATATTCATGTTACGTTCTGTTGCGCCTGAGCTGCGCTTTGTGTCTGAGAATAGCTGGTGGTAATCAAGTATGACTAGATCTGGTTTATGCTGATCTATTTTTGCTTGAACTGTGTTTGCACTTACATCAGACATTCCTTCGCTTGATACTAATACGAAACCATTTTTGTTTTCAAACTTTTTAGATCCCCAAGACTTTAGGTCATCTATGTTAACGTCCCCCTTTGCAAAATCGCTTGCACGGAATAGACCTGAACCCATCATTGTATAGATACGGTTACGCATATCTTCTGGAGACATTTCAAGAGAAACAATCATTGGCTTAAAGCCTTGCTCCCAAGCCTTGCACGCAAGGTAGGAAGTAAACCAAGTCTTACCACGCCCTGGCCAACCAATAGCAACAATTAAATGTCCTGGGGCCATTCCAGTAGGATAAGCTTTATCAATTGCATCAAAGCCAGTAAGAATTCCAGGACTGCCACCCATTGCTGCAGAGCGTTCTTTTACTGAAGCAAAGTGGTTGGCTGCAGACTCAAGGTCTGTAACATCTAGGTCTCTTACGTTATTAGTAAATTTAGAAAGCTGAGATAGCTTTGCTTGCATATCAGCGATAACTCTACCTGCTGCATCTTCCTTTAAAGCCGACCCAGATTGAATTAATATGCTTTTAAGTCTGCTACTTAAATATTCATTCTTAAGTTTATCTAAATAATATCCTGTTTCAGCCTTTGTATTAACTGGCTCAAAGTCTTTAAATCTTTCTGACAGGATACCTACTTCTGGAACAGCCTTGAACTTATAATAGTATGACTTTAAAGACTCCCAGATATCTCTGTGTGATGTAAATATCTCATCTACGTTATCTGCTAGTAATGTACTAATGTCTTTATTCTTACATACTGCGGAGATTACTTCTGCTTCTGTATTCATTACTCCCCGCCTTCAACTAATTTCTTCGTTGCTTCTAATAGCACACGACGATTCTCTACATCTTTTTCCATTGCAACTCTTAAATGATCAATCTTATCAAAGTTGTAAAAGAAAAAGTTTAATGGGTGACCAGACTTGCTTGTCTTAAAATAGTATATCAATAGATCTTTGGCACAATCAAACCCAACACTATCGATTACATCTTGCATTGCCCATTTTTCCCTAAACTTATTTAGCTTTGGCTTTCGGCCATACTTTTCTAAGTATAAAGATTCATATAGTCCAATTAGGACATACGGCTCTTTCTCATTTGCCACTAGGCTTCTTCAATTCTTCTTCAACTTCACGAGTCTTTTCAATAAGCTTTTCTTCTACAAACTTATAGACACGCTCTGTTGCAGCCTCAACGCCTTCGCCTTGACGAACTGAATCTTCTATTCCAATACCAATCTTAATACTTTCGTAATTGCCAAGGTTGCGAGTAAACGATAAGTCTACCTTAACTCTAGTGTCTGACATTATTCCGCCTTCCATACAGGGACAAACTTTCCTTCTTCGGTCTTAGTATACAATATTAAGTTGTGTTTGAGAAGTGCCAATATCTCAGCTCTTGATGGAACCTTTGACGAGTGACCAACTTCTAAGATAAACTCATGCAAGTCTAGGATGTCTTTATGACTAAACATAAACTTAGACCACGAGCTATCTGGATTACCAATTGGATATATTCTGGCAGGAACTTTAATCTTGCCTTCTAATATATAATCTTCTATAGTAACCTTATGCTTATTTAAAAGAGATGATACATCTTTGATTGAATAAGCATTCTCCATAGATTTTTCTACCTGAGTGTATGAGTATAACATTCTTTTTTTATCTTCATACGACCAAGCAATTAATTCATCTTTGGCTCTTGATGATTTTAATACTTTATGTATCTTCCCGTTTAAGAAGAAATAAAGAAACTTTTTGCGTGTCTTTGATCTTGTTTTTCTAGCCATTTACCTAATGCACTCGTTTCTTTATTAATCATCCAGCGTTTACCACACATGACACAAAATAGTTCCATGTGTAGCTTCTGAGAGAATACTCTATCAATAAATACTCTACCGTTACATTTCTGACAATACATTATAAAGTAAATACCTTTCCGTCTACCACGCAAGAATAATCTGGGGAAACATGAATCATTTGTATATGAGGATAATCATTTACAATATGTGCAATAGCAAAACCCTTTTGCCAATCATGATGCTGTGTGTATTTCATTCCTGGACCTTTTTCATCACACATGTGTCCTATTTCATAGCCACGTAATGTCTCGCCTTCGCCATTGTTTCTAAGCTCATATGTTACCATATGTGAAGCAATTCTATGTGAGTGACCACGAATTAAAGATATCTGAAGATCTTCCATGTCTTTTCTTACTGCTCCAGTAGCTGAAACAGAAAGCCCATGGTGTACGTGTATATCTCCAAAGCGTCGCTTTGGTAATTGATCATAATAAATATATTCATAGCCTAGTGAGTCTAAAGACCAAAGCGCCTCTGGCGTAACTTCTTTTGCATAATCTGGTAGCTTCTTATCAATATAGTCAAATATTCTAACATCGTGATTTCCAAGTGCTGAGAATAGCTGTGCGTCTGGAAGCATCTCTCGTGTCTTAGCGTAAAAGTCTCTTGCACCTTTTGCCTCATGGCGCATCATTGGAACAATTAAATCTCTGCTATCATCCTTATGCAATTGCATAAATTCTGCAGAACGCCCTTCTGTATACTTGCTATAGCAAGCTTGGTCGTCGGTATCTCCTAAATAGTCAACCACATCTGGCTTAAACCATTTCATTACTTTAAACCATAGCGCAATCATCTTATCATCTTGATACGGGAACTGCTGATCAGATGACAGCATCCATTTTAAGTCGTTTGACATTATTTACCTTAATACGAAAAAAGCCACGGGTACGTGACTTTAATGTTACAATAATTGTAACATATTATACAATTGTGTCAATGTTAAATATTAATTAATGACAGGTCTATTAAATGCTGCAATCCAATATACTCCAAAGTTTTCTCTTGCAACATTGGAAGAAACATATATTGTCTTCTGCAGACCAGTTCCAGAAACACTTACAGAAATAACATCTTTTGCATTTAGCTTTGATCCAAGACTAACTACAATCCAAGGATTTTCCGTCTTTCCAGCATACACTTTGCTTAGCTGATCAGAAATGTTTATGGTTGCAACATCATTTTTCTTTAGGTTTACAGTCTCTCTTTTACCAGTAATTACTGGAACTGTTGAACCAAGCACTGAGTCCACTATGTCACTAGCCTTTGTCATTGCACCAAAGTTACCAGTCAGCTTAAGAAGATCAGTATGCATCTCATTTAACTTAGCTACATTTAATGGTTCGCCTTCTTGAAATACATTTGACATTATAGATTTTCTCCTAATTCGTGCATATTTGTTTCTGCTTCACTTACCTCTATCAACATAGATCTATTTAATCCATACTTATCAAAGACATCTGGACTCAATATATGTCGTCTTTTATTTTGAGATATTAAATACATTTTACCATCTGCTATGTTTTTTATCAAGGTGCCGTCTCTAAATCCTAATTTACCTGCCGACTTGATAGTAGACAAAGCATGATCGGTTGCTAGCACTTCAACAAATCTCCAAGACTCTGCAGCCCTTTCAGATATAAGTTTATACTTTTTATTATCTTTAATCCAGTATATACCACTATCTGTTTTAACAGCTATTCCTGATGGGAAATTAGTTGGTGATGTTATCAAGACTGATTGAATAGTCTTTGGTTGCTTCTTCTTTAGCATTCTTCTCATCTACTAACTGTGTTAAATCAGCTCGCAAAACTGCAATCTGAGTTTCGTAATTTGATACTAATTCGCCTATACGTTGCTGTAGAGCGGCTATGATTAGCTCCGCTTTTTGTACCATCTTTTACCTCTATGCTGTAAGTGATGCTAGCTCTGTTGTAAGAGCAGCCTTCTTTGCATTTAATTCTGCAATATCAGAATTAAGATTAGAAATTTTTTCAGAATCTGGAGTAGACACAGCCTCTTCTTCAATAACAGAAACTTCTAAGTTATAGATAGAATACTCAAGGTTCTTCATATGCTGATTTACAATTGCTGTTTTTTCTTCATTTGTTAAAATTGTTGTCATTTTGTTCCTCCTTTCATATTATAGCATATTAGCCTATTTGGTCAATACCATTTTTTAACTGATTAAGTACATATACCTGCTGAGTATATACTGATATCTGCATATTTAATGCAGATACCCCCTCTTCATCAAATAGCCCTATTGTGTCATGCTCTGATAACAACATTTCATTATGGAAAATGTGCTTTTCAAGATTAAGTATTCTTTGATTAATTATGTCTAGCTTTTCTGCATATGATAACATTTCATATTCCATTAGATTCTCCTTTTATTTATCATGGGTACACCGTTGTAGTTGTTGTTTCTGTTCCACGCTTTACTCTAGATGTTCTTGTTGTGCCTGCTGTTCCCGTTCCATCTGAATTAGAATATGGTATTACATCAACATAGTACCAGTTTGATGTAGTTCCTGTTCTTGAGGTAAAGTCTACAGCAACTGTTCCACTAGTTGTTCTAATATTTCTTGCAGAAAGAGCTGTCCAAGGACCAGTTGAAGATGTTGCTGATCTATATAGCATTATACTTAATGATGCAGCATTAGTGCTAGTAAAAGTAAATCTTATATATGGAGCCGTGGTATTTCCTAATCCAAGTGCAGTTATTTGAGTAACGTTAGGAACAATAGCATTCCATCTTGCATACATGGTAATAGTTGATGGAGGGGTAAAGGGTCCTCCAGATGCTATGGGTCCGTATAAATAATCTCCAGATGGTGTGTTGTAGTATCCGCTAAAAGTAAATCCAGGTCTTGTTCCAGGAGATGGAGCGGTATGAGATGTTCCAGCGTTAAATGGACCAGTTGATCCTCCACCTGTTCCTCCATTGGCGTTCCATGTTACAGTATATTGGGCTACTGATGTTGTAAGACTATAGTTTGTAGATGCAGTATGTCCCGTAGAAGAAGTTACGGTAACAGTTCCAGTATAGTTAGTTCCTGCTGTAAGTCCAGTTTTGGATATAGATGTTCCAGTAGTTCCAGATCCACTAAATGTTCCTGTAGACGAAAAGCTTGTTTGGTTTGTTGAGGTCCAGTTAATTGTTCCTGCGGTTTGTGACACACCACTATTTGCACCCATTGTTATTGTTGGGATTATTGGGGTTACGCTCCATCTGGCAGTCATCGTAATATTTGACGGAGGGGTAAAGGGTCCTCCAGATGCTATGGGTCCGTATAAATAATCTCCAGATGGTGTGTTGTAATAGCCGTTAAATGTATAACCAGCTCTGGTTCCTGGTGAAGGTGCGGTGTGTGCAGTTCCAGCATTAAATGGACCAGTTGATCCTCCACCTGTTCCTCCATTGGCGTTCCATGTGACCGTGTATTGTACCTGTGATGTTGTAAGACTATAGTTTGCTGATGCAGTATGTCCCGTAGAAGAAGTTACGGTAACAGTTCCAGTATAGTTAGTTCCTGCTGTAAGTCCAGTTTTGGATATAGATGTTCCAGTAGTTCCAGATCCACTAAATGTTCCTGTAGACGAAAAGCTTGTTTGGTTTGTTGAGGTCCAGTTAATTGTTCCTGCGGTTTGTGACACACCACTATTTGCACCCATTGTTATTGTTGGGATTATTGGGGTTACGCTCCATCTGGCAGTCATCGTAATATTTGATGTAGGGGTAAAGGGTCCTCCAGAATCAATAGGTCCGTATAAATAATCTCCAGTCGGTGTATCGTAGTATCCATTAAATGTATAACCAGGTCTTGTTCCTGGTGAAGGTGCGGTGTGAGATAATCCTTTATTTTCTACTGTAGTTCCTCCTCCAGTTCCACCGTTGGCATTCCATGTAATTGTCCACTGCTCTAATATTGTGCTAAATGTTCCAGTTTTAATTACTCCAGATGTTCCTTCACCATTTTTAGGAGTTATGGAATAAGTGTAATCTCTTGGTGCGGTTAGCCCACTAACAGAAATTGGTGTAGAAGGAGAAGTTACAACCCTAGGGTAAGTGCTTATTGATGTGCCTGCATATTTTATATCTATATCATATGATGTCATATAAGAATGAGTATATGGTATTGATGCTGTTGTAGATCCAGCAGTAATTGTTCCAACTGTTATTACTGGAACCCCATATACTAATTTGTATACTGAATATTCTGATGGAGATAAAGTTGCTGGGTTATATGCCTTAACTGCAAAGTACAGCGCTTTGTCAATCATATTTAACTGACTTCTATAATCAACTGTTGGTGTTACTAAAGAAAAAGATTGTGAAGATAAAGATGATCCTTCATAATAATTTGGAGCAGTTGTTGTTCCAGATGCAGCTGTGCCAGAAAAAGATTGAATTGTCCAATATGAAGAATTGTTAGGATTTGCATTTGCCCAGTAAGAAGTACTGGAAAGACGCACATTTATTTCCGACCAATATGTTGTGTTAGTGCTAGAAGGTGTCTGTGCACCTACTGGTGTAGAAGTACCTGGGATCACGTATCCCATACCAGAATTTTGTTCAGCTCTCCATCTTGTTCCATTGTGGCTTACTATAGATCCAGTAGGGTAGTTTGAAGATGAAGACCATGCTGAAACAGCAGACATTGCTTGTATACATCTATATCTTGTAAATCCATCCCACGCATTATCCCCTACATTATAAGCACTACTAGCAGAAAACAATGTTGGGGCTGGCATTGATATTGATGCATAATATGCATTACCTGAAAATGAAACTAACGATCCAATAGAATATGCTGTTGATGCAGACCAGGCTGTTGGTGTTGGTAATGTAAATGATACAGTGCTATTTGTTCTTGAAGTTATAGTGTGTGTTCCATTAAATAAAGAATCCATGCCAGAAATTATTAATTGATCATTTGCTTTATAGCCATGATTGGTTGATGTTGATAACGATGCAGAAAATCCAGACAAAGTTTTATTAGAAACTGATCTTGCTTGAGCAAATGTCAATGGATAGCTTGTGGAGCCGCTCATAAAATACCATCTGTAATCATACGATGTTGGAGAGTTTGTCCATACACCAATATTTCCAAACGCAGTATTTCCAACTGTTGTGCTTCCAGTAATTTCTGGATATGGTGACTGTGGAATTGGTGTTCCATAATATGAAACAAGTTTTGACAAGCTCTCTGAGCTTGCATTTGTTCCATAAGTAGAATTTGTTGCCATAAACTTAAATCTAAAATACATGTCTGGCCCAGATGTAAAATAAGAAGGAGAAAGAGTTAATGCGAGGGAGGATGAGGATGAGCCAGATGCTGGATTTGTTGTAGATTGAGCTGTTCCAATATCTGACCAATTAGAGTCATCTGGTGAACTTTGCCAAACATATGTAACTCCAGTTGCATTATTCCAAGAATATCTGGTAGATGTTATTGTAACGAATGTGGAATCATTCATTATATTGTTAGATGCATTTATTCCGCCGCTTAAAGATATTGTTGATCTTGATTGCACTGTTGGCGTTATAACAGCTGTAAAAAAATCTGACCATACATTAGCTGCAGTCTTTACTCTTCCCTTTATTACATCTGACCATGTGCTTATAGCAGTTTTAACTCTTAGCTCAGTGACATTAGCCCAAGTAGAAGATCCAGTTTTAACTCTTATCGGCATATATTTAACCTAAGCATA